TCCTGCAGATCGCGGTCTTTCAAGCCATCGGCCATTCGTCGCTCCTATCGCTCCGTAGTCTTCACCCTGTCTTCTTCATCCTTCAATCGCTTTTCTACCGCGGGGATGATGAATTCCGCCGTATCGTCTTCCCAAAAGGTTTGCTTTCGGTTAGCAAGAGTGCTCCAGTCGCTCTCCGGAGCGATGCCTACCTTGCGCAGATGATCCTTCGTACAAGTCGCCAACCCCGGAACATGCATCTTAAACCCCATCATCGGCACATCCGACAGCAAGCAGGTAGCAAACGGGCCGCCTACCGTGATTAAATTCAGCCGCGCTCTCTCGTACAACGCAAGCCGCAGTGCGAAGTTATGGCTCGCGGCTAAGTATTCTGGAAAAGGCAGGTTGGGGCTAGTGCCCCGCATATCCGCCTCCGCGTCTGGTACGAAAATAGGAGTCAGCCCTTTATCCCGTAACCACCCCGCAACCTTAACCCACTCCTCGTGCCGCGAGTTCCGCGACGGCTCAAAATCAGATGTGCGAAGGGATATTGTTACCGCGTTCTTGGGAATCAACTTGTCTACAATCTCCCGCGCCAATTTCGGCGCTTTGAATATAGGCGGAAACACCATTCCCGCTGGCGTGTAGCCCCACGTCTGTACCCCTTTTCCACGCGAGGCGTCTATAACCGAGGGCACCAACCACGCAAGCGGTATAAGTAGGTTGTCGATACGCCAGTTGCGGCGTTCGGGCGTGTAATACAAGTCGCGGTCAGAGAACTGCCTGTTCCCCGGAACAAAGCGCACCGTCAGCGTCTTGTCGCCCCCTTCTCGGCGCATGTACTCCGCCTGCGCCAGCCAAAAAACGAAGTCGTGTGTCGCGGGCGACTGAGCTAAATCGTAGAAGGCTTCCACTACTTATTCCAACTTTTGACTTCCGGTGTACCGCCAAACCGCTCAGTGATTTGGTTCTTAATCCTAACCCGTTCGCGGTTTTTAAGATACCCCTGCCTGCACACTTCAACTATTTCAGCATCAGGCAGAACTTTGTGTCCGTCGTAGTGAGCGGTCATAGCATCCACCGCGTCCCAGCACGCCTTGTTTGCTTGGCGAAGCTGGCCCAGTATTTCGTCGGGCAGTTTGCAATAACGGAGAAGGCGGGCGGCCTCTGCTCGGCCGGGCAACCCGTGCTGGCTCTTTAATTCCCAAATTGTAATCTTGTCCGCAATCTCTGCTGGTGAAAGCACAATTTCTTCTGGAACAAATACCTTCGCCATTGGTCGCTCCTATCGCTCCGCTAAAAAGTCGGGGGTCGGGTCGTCCTTTTGAGTCGGCCCGAAGACGCGGGAGCGAATCGCGTTGATCCCCCTAAGCGTTAGAACGTGGTCGGCTTCGCAACAGCGCGAGTCAACGCCATCAATCCGGTTTGGAGGTCGGTGGCGCCGATGCTGACCCACCGCTGATCGAGCGAAGAATCGGCGCGCATCCCCGCGACAAGCGTGCCGAGTGAGACGCCAAGGGCTTTGATGGTGTTGATGGCTTCAATGTCAAGTGGGGTCAACTCACGGTAGCCTGTGATCTTGGTCGTCATGTGTCGCTCCTGTAATTACTACTGTTGAGAAAGAATCGTTGCCGCGTTGTCGATGCCGGGGATACTGGTGGGTATAGCCACAGGCACAACAACCGGCGCGGGGGCCGCTGGCGCAGGCGCGGGGCGCGGAGCGGGCGGCTCGTTGGCGCGCGCCGCGATGATCTGCTTGTCAGCGATCCGCTCGCGGCTCTCGATGCCCTTGTTCTCCAGCGACAGCTTGGCAAGCTTCATGCGGCGGTCGAACTCGGCGTTGATTTCGTCCTGCGGCGTCTGGTAAATTCCCTTCAGCGCAATGCTCTGCGCTTCGAGTTGCGGGGCTACAAGCTCTGATTGAGTCTCCGCGTTGAGCTTCCGAGTCTCGGCCTGGGTCTTGGCAATCTCTGCCTGCTTCTGCGCGAGAGTCAGCAGCGCGTCCTGCCGCTGCAACTCGATTGCAACCGGGTCCATGCTCGGCGCGTTCGGGTCCGCGGGCGGCGCGCTCTCCAAGGCTTGCACCTTCTGCAGCTTCGCTTTAAGCTGCGCGATAAGCGCGTCGCGCCCTTGCACGCCGCTGTTGCTAATGATGCCGATAAGCACCAATAAGTGCTCGGTCGTACCGGGCTGCATCGAAGACAGAAGCTGCGCGAGGTTCGCCATTTCGTACTCACGCTGCATGATGCCCATTGTGGACGAAATGTTGAACGTGAGGTTCGCTGGCGTGTAACGCGGGTAGTCGTACTGCATGAAGCGCCACATTAACTTGCGCAGAGCGGGCGCAATAAACTTGTCGAGGTAGCGCATGAGGGTGCGCTTGTTGCGCTTGACGATTCCCGACAGCGCCATCGAGACGGCGCCGCTGCGCGCGTCCCCGCCAACGCCGCTCTTGGCCAGCGCCACGGTGTCAATCGAGCCCGTCGCGCGCTGCACCATCGAGTCCAGCATCTGCACCGTTGCGGTGGAGTTTGCGTCCAATTCGCCGAACTTGAACGGCTTCAAAATCGTACTCGGGTCGCCGCCCAGCAGCAGGTTCTTGCCGGGGTACACGTCGAACTTGAACCCGCGCGGGAGCTTCGTCGCGTCCATCGCCATCATCGGCGCGGCGCAAAAGGCGAGCGCGTCCATGCGGCTGCGGAGTTCGGCGTCCAGCATCTTAGCCGAGGTCGCACCCTTCTCGCAAATGCCGCGCCCCCAAAACCGGCCCGGCACCAAGTCCCACTGATAGGCTATGACCGGGCGGTCCTTCATCATATCCGGCGTCTCGACCGCCTTCAGCAGTGTGTTCTCGTTGGCGATCACAACCCACGCTTCGACCATCGACCCGCTTACCGGGTCCGTGCCGCGGTCGGGATCTTCCGGGAACAGGTTCTCCGTCTTCTCGGGCGGGAACAGCAGTTCGCGCGGCACCTTGCCGTAGTAGCGCAGGACGTTCACCACGTCTTGCGTCCACGGCAGTTCGACCTGCGGGTCGGGCTTGTTGTCGAGATCACCCGAGGACGTTTCCACTTTCGCCTTCCGGTAGTCTCCGGCCTCGATGCCTTCCCGGATCAGGTGCGAGCCAACGTCTTCCTCGATCGCCACGCCGAGCGCGTCGTCCACCGTGCGCGCCGCGGGGTCGATGATGAAGTTGCGGGGGTTGACCGAGCGCAGCGCGGGGCGCTCGACTTCCTTCTCGATGGCCGCCGGACCGGAAGGCTGGTTCGTTGCCGGATCGATTACGACCGTGATGTCGCGCTCGACGCTCTTGACCAAAGTGATTTCCGCGATGCCGGTGCCGTAGACCGCCGCGTTGATGATCGACTCGGAGCAGGCGCCCGTGAAGTCGCTGCGGCTCAGGTCTTCCTTCATCGTGGTTTCGTTACGCTGAAGAACCTCGGCCTCGACCGCGTTGTCCTTGGCCTCTGGCCAGATGTCGAAGAAGTCCCCGCGCCCGAACACAGCTTCCTCGACTTCAGAGGCCGCGTTCTCGACGGCCTCCGATATAGCGGGCGACATAATCATCGAGCGCTCGGTCTTGCGGGTCTTCTCCTGCTCGGAATAAATCGCGCGCCACATGCGCTCGTAGGTATCCCAGGCCAGCATGTAGTTGGTGTTGCGCTGCTGCTTCCAGCGCGCCGTGCGCTCGATGACCCACGTCACCAGTTTCTCGTCGGAGGTTTTCTTGTTGTACGCCTCCGAGTCAGGAGGCGGGTTGTCGCCGCGCGGATCGAGGTTGACGATCGTGCCGGCCTCGGCCGAGGGAAGTGCTTGGGGTTCAGGGAATTGGGCCATGTATTCTCTCAGTTAAAATCCAACCGCACGGTCGAGGGGGCGCCAATACGGCTCGTCGGCATCCGCGCTGAAGTCATCGAACAGCCGCCCCTCCGTCAACTGGGCGACGTAGCTAAGCGCGTCGGGGATGTCGTCGTGTACCATGCGAGACGGGAACTGCGTCAACTGGTCTTCCACGTCCTTGTTCCAAGCCGCCGGCCGGAACGTAATCTTTCCGTGTTCCAGCCGGCCCTGCAGCGCCCAGGTAATGCGCTCGGTCTTGATCTTGTTGCCGTGCGTCAGCGGCAGTGGTGACATCAAATCGATTCTACGCCGCAGCGCTTCGTCCTGTATCTGGGGCAGCACGGCATTATACAGCGCGCCGCGCTCCATGCCCCACGCCGCGGGCTTGATGCTATCCAGGACATCGACAACGCGCTTGGCAGTTTCCTTCACGCCCCATCGCCCTTTGTAGATGTCCTTGATCCACCAGCTATCCGGCTCGTCCTTGATCCCCGGCACGACCTTGGCGACTACGATGACGTGCTCGTCCAGCAGCTTCTGCTTGGAGGTAAGCGCGCGCTCGATGTCCGCGAAGCCGGCCAAGTCGAGCGCCACGACGTAGGAGCCATTCTTCGGTTCTTCGGCCTGCAGCTTTATCCACTCAGCCTTGAACGTGCCGCCGCTGCCGGTATCGAAGGACGCGCGGAACTCCCGATTGAACGACGCGCTGCTCATGCTTTTCCGCGCTGCTTCGACTTCGCCCTTCGGTAAGAACGGGTTGTGTATCGACTCAAAGTGCCATGACTTCCACTCCGGGTCTTCTCCCGTCATGCCGAGTAGAAACAACTCGTAGAAATGGTTGCGCCCCGCGGGCGTGCCGATAAACAAAGCGCGGCCCCGGTTATCGGCCAGCGCCGGGCGGATGATGTCGGTCCATGTGACGGGCTTCATGCTCGCGTATTCGTCGAGGATCGCCGCCCACAACCCGGTGCCGCGCAGCGCGTCGGGATTATCCGCCCCCTTCACGCCGACCATTACCCCGTTATTCAGCGTAATCAGTCCTTCGTTGACGTTCGTGTTGGCGATGACGGCGTGCAGCTTGTTCAGCAACGGCCGCCAGTAGATTATCTTTGCCTGGGGCTGCGTCGGCGCGATCAGGTACACGGGCTGCTTGAGGGTGTTCGCTTCGTCCAGCGCCGCGCACACCGCCTCGGCAATGGCTTCGTAGGACTTACCGAACCGGCGGCCCGCGGCCAACACCCGGAATCGAGTCTTGTCCTGGAAGACATCCATCTGCGCCGGGTGCAGACCGAACTTGATGTGAACGTCGCCGCTCACTCATCGCCCTTGGCATCGCCCTTGGCCTCGCGCTCGCCGTAGTCTTCGTCCGTATCCGACTCCGACGCATCCGGCAACTCCTCGTCCAGATCCGACTTCGTGGTGTCCTCCAACGCCGTCGCCGATTCGGACCAAAGTCCGCGCGAGCGTACCTGCTCGTCAACCGCCTGCTGCAGCGCCTGCAGGGAAATGGAATCCTTACCTTCCCCCTCTGTCAGCGCTTTCTTGCGCGCGACGCCGAGCCACTGAAACGCACACAGCAGCGCGCACTGCGCGGGCGCGAGCTTGCTCTTGTACGAGCCGAGTTCGTCTTCGGGATCGAGCCACGCCTCCTTGGCGATCGCAACCGGCAGGAGCGTGTCGGGCGGGATGCCCTCCAGGCTCGGGATTTCTTCAGAGTAGTCGTGGCTCATACCCTCTCGCTCTCCCCGTCAATGGCCGCGGACTGCGGCCCTTCGTTGATAACTCGAATCGTCCCAGCCGGGGCGGGCGCCGTCGCTGGTTGGACAATGATTGTGACCGACGGGCGATGTGCACCGCCCGCTCCCGCCTCTATTCCCGCTTCCTGCGCGCCGAGGTCTTCATAGAGCTTCCTCGGAATCACACGCTCTGCAACGAGCTTCAAAGCCCATTCGTGGTGCGGGCTCGTCTTGTCGGCCGCGTACGCGAACACGGTATCCAGGACAGTCCCGGCGTGATCGTTCAGCCGCTTTGCGCCTGCGCGCAACGCTTTCGCAATCTCCAGACGGCGTATCGAACCCTCAACCTTTGTCACGTCCTTGGCTTGTGAAACCACGAGTTCGCTTGCCGGCGCAGTCATGATCCCGGCCAGGGACTCCAAAGTTTGAGTGCGGGCGGCAACCCGCCTGGTCTTGTACTTGCCGTCGAAGTCGAGTTTGCGTTTACGCGCGCAGAGCCGACAGACATGCCCAGCCGGCCGCCCACGAGTGGACGGCCAGTTGGTCGGGGTAAATGCCATGATTTCGTGGCAGTGTTTGCATTCCCGAGCTGCCTCCTCAACGGAGGACTCGGCGCGCGCTGCATCATCGTCATCGCTCCCCATGCAAATAAGATAGGGGAAACAGGGCGATTCCGCCCGCCGATTGCGGGGGGCGTGGCGCGGTCTGCGGCTAACCCTTTCTTTTCTATCCAGTTTTTCTTCTCAAAATTTGGGCGTGGTGGACGCAAAAATCCAAGGAGCAAAAACCCCCTCCCCCGGTAGTGAGCACTCACTGCGGCAGGAACCGTACCAGTGGTGCGCCGCACCATTGGCACGCTCCATGCTTAGTGCGGCACGCGCGGCACGCTCCTGGAATTGGTTTGCCGGCGCGCATTTTGCCTAGGGCTTTGCGCGTGCCATTTTTGCTGGGGGCGGGGACGGGTCGAGCGGGCCGCTTAGCGCGCAGGGCGGTCCGCCTAGCGCCATGGGCGGGCCGCTCCTGGCGCGCAGGGCGGTCCGCTTGATGCGCAGGGCGAGCGGCGCGGGCGTGGACCTGACAATCCAGAATAATGACCAAGGGATTTAATTAATTAAAAGGACCGCAATCCGCAATCCGCAACTATAGTGTTGCGGACTGTTGCGGAAAGCTACGGCGCGCGCTGCGGACACCTTGCGGAAAATTGCGGTAAGGCATGATTCTAAAGGATAATTCTTGCGGACTAATTGCGGACGGCTGCGGAGGGCGCCGCGGATGCCTTGCGGATAGTTTGCGGTAACCCATGATTCTAAAGGATAATTCTTGCGGACTAATTCGAGCCCGTTGCGGAAAGGAATAACCGCTGGCGGCTATGCAATTAGCCGCCTGAAAAATGTCTTGATAACGGGGCTGACTTCCATTACATTAAGCGTACGGCCAATTACTCATAGGAGAATCAGATGACATTCGATCAAGCGGTAGAAGTGGCACAGCGTTGCGCTAATCAAAGCGGG